GGATTGTTAAAAATGACCTGCCGTAACTGCCGCAAGGTAAAATATTGTCCTGAGAGTGACAGGGATTTGCCCTGCAGGTGTTTTGTAAAGAAAGGAAATGGAAATGACAATCGAAAAGCTGAAAAGATACAGAGAGTTAAAGTCAGAGCTTGAGGACGTTAACTGGAAACTGCAGACGGTATGTGGCAGTGTTCAGGGTTCTCAGGAAGATTATCCTTACATACTGCAGAACCATCATATCAGCGGTATTGAGCCTAAAAATTACAAATTGCTTGAGCGTAAATCTGATTTAAAGGCGCAGATTAAGGAAATTGAGGATTTTGTAAATGGTATTCCGTTTTACAAGGTCCGTAAGGCTGTACGGCTTTATTATATTGAACCGATTGATGAGAGTGGTAATAAATATACTTGGGAAAGAATAGCGGATATTCTTAATGATGGGTCTACTGGTGATTCGGTTCGTATGTCAGTAAATAGATGTTTACGAAATATTTTATAAAATGTTCGGAATGTTCGGAATGTTCGTTTTTCGTATGTTAAAATTATAATAAGGAATTTTACAATCACTTGTATTTCCTCATTACTTTTTCCCCTCTAAAAAATCAGATTCGTATATGCACCGGCAGCAGTCGGTGTGTATGGCAGAGTAGAGAAATGGTATCTCGCAAGGCTCATAACCTTGAGAATGTCGGTTCAAGTCCGACCTCTGCAACCAATTGCGAGCGTAAGCGCTTACTTACGCAACCATTTTTCTTATGCTTGGTATATCCAGGTACTCCTTAATTTATATGCAAATGCACCGTCTTCAAAGGCGGTGTTTTTTGTGCTGTTTTGTAAATTTATGAAAGGCGGTGACCGCATTGAAATTAAATGAAAGACAGAAAAAATTTGCCGAATATTATGCTCAGTGCGGCAATGCTGCCGAAAGTGCGTTAAAGGCTGGTTATTCGGAAAGTTATGCAACACACAGAACAGATGAAATGTTGAGAAATGTGGAGATAGCAGAATATATAAAAACTCTTACAGAACAGGCACAGGACGCCCGTATAATGACCGCAAAGGAAAGGCAGATAACTTTGTCGGATATGGCGAAGAATGCCGAGAACGCTCCCACAGACCGCATTAAGGCTATTGATGTGCTGAACAAAATGACAGGGGAGTATCTGGTTAAGGTTGAAGCGGAGGTTGACACTTCAATTACTGTCAGTATAGATTACGGAGATAAAGAAGATGAATCTTAAAGTTAAGGCAAACAGGAATTTCCGTAAAGTCAATCGCAGTAAAAAGCGTTACATCGTCATGAAAGGTTCTGCCGGGTCCGGAAAGTCGGCTGATACGGCGCAGCATTATATTTTACGTCTGATGAGTGAAAAGGGCAGAAATCTTGTTGCAATGAGAAAATCGGATATTACCAATCGTGACAGCACCTTTGCGGAGCTTACAGGGGCAATTTACAGAATGTTCGGAAGCAATGCCGACAAGTACTGGCAGATAAACCAGTCACCTTTGAAGCTTACATGCAGACATAACGGCAATCAGATTATTTTCCGTGGTATGAACGATGACAAGCAGAGAGAAAAGCTTAAATCAATTACTTTCTCCCATGGGAAGCTTACTGACGTATGGCTTGAAGAAGCAACCGAATTTACACAGGCGGACTTTGAAATCATTGACGACCGTCTTCGAGGTGAGCTGCCAAAAGGACAATTTTATCAGATACGCATGACCTTTAATCCTGTGAATAAAAACCACTGGATAAAAAAGGTCTTTTTTGATATTCCCGATGAGAATGTTCTCACTCATCACAGCACCTATCTGCAGAATCGTTTTATTGATGATGCCTACAGGGCAAGAATGGAACGTAGAAAGCTTGTTGACCCTGAGGGGTATCAGATATACGGTCTTGGTGAATGGGGCGAAACAGGCGGTCTTATTCTGCATAACTGGGAAACTGCCGAAATATCACAGGAACTGAATGACTATGACGATATTGCAATTGGTCAGGACTTTGGCTTCAATCATGCTAATGCCATTTTGCTACTTGGCTTCAAGGACGATAACGTATATATTCTGTCCGAGATTTATGAGTATGAAAAGGATACATCCGAACTGCTTGAACTGGCTGAAAAGTGTGGACTTCCGAAAAACCGTGAAATGTGGTGCGACAGTGCAGAGCCTGACCGTATCAAGATGTGGAAGAAGGCAGGGTACAGAGCCAAAGCCGTAACAAAGGAAAAGTCAACGGCGCAAAAATATCAGGCGGCACAGATTGACTGGCTTAAACAGCGCAAAATATTTGTTCACACGTCATGTAAAAACACCATATCGGAGCTTTCACAATGGAAGTGGAAAAAGGACGAAAAGACGGGGGAGTATCTTGACGAGCCTGTTCCGTTCCTTGATGACGCTATGGCGGCGCTCAGATATGGGGTTGAGAGGTGGCGAAAGAAAAAGAAATGGCTTTTGTAGCCGAGTGTCTTTTATTATCACTTCGAGCCTTTAGAAACAGTTTCAAGTAAATAAAGTGCGACATAAAAGTTTTTTGCTTCTTTTTTTCAAAAAAGAAGGGAAGGAGGGTAAATCTTGACAACAGATGAAATTAAAAAGCTGATTGACCTTGACCGGAACAGCAGAAAAAAGGCTCATGCAAGGCAGGGGCAGAAATATTATGAGGGTAAACATGACATTCTGAAATACCGTATGTTTTATTACAATGATGACGGTCAGCTTACAGAAGATACATACCGTTCAAACGTGAAGATACCGCACCCGTTCTTTACAGAACTTGTTGACCAGGCTGTGCAGTACATCATGTCGGGTGAGAAGTTTGCCTATTCTGAAAATGCCGAGTTACAGGCAAAGCTTGATGAGTATTTCAACAATAACGAGGACTTTACAGCTTCGCTTTCAGAACTTCTGACAAACTGCACGTCAAAGGGATTCGGTTATATGTTCGCCTACAAGAATGAAGATGACATTTTGTGCTTTCAGTCTGCCGATACGCTTAATGTGGTGGAGGTCAAACCTTCCGATACGGCGGACAACAGGGAATACGTCATTTATTACTATGACGAGTACAACAGTAAGCATGACAAGTCAACACGCTACATTCAGGTATGGGATGAGCAGACGGTTTCTTATTATGTACAGCAGAATAATTCAGTTGTGGTTTTTGAGGATATACAGGAACATAATCTTTATGAAAGAGGCGGAAAAACCTACAGCAAGAACTTTGGTTTTATTCCATTTTTCAGACTTGACAACAACAAAAAACAGGTGTCTGACCTGGCGCTTGTCAAGGACCTGATTGACGACTACGACCTTATGGCAAGCTCCCTTTCAAACAATCTCATTGACTTTGATATGCCCCTTTATGCGATTAAGGGATTTGATTCAAATAACCTTGATGAACTTCAGACAAATCTTAAAACGAAAAAGATTATCGGTCTTGATGATGAGGGTGGTGTTGACGTAAAGACTGTTGACGTTCCCTATCAGGCAAGACAGATTAAGCTTGAACTTGACGAAAAGAACATTTACCGCTTCGGTATGGGGCTTAATATCAATGGTCTGCGTGATACAGCGGCAACTACAAACATTGCTATCAAGGCTGCGTATTCTCTCCTTGATTTGAAGTGTTCAAAGCTTGAAATACGGCTGAAGCAGTTCCTCAGAAGTATAGCAAAGCCTGTCCTTGACGAGATTAACGAAAGGGAAAATACAGGGTACAAGCTTTCGGATTTGTATTTTGAGTTCAGGCATGAAATTATGTCAAATGCCCTTGAAAACTCACAGATTAAGCAGAATGAAGCAAATGCAAAGCAGACGGAGATTAACACGCTTCTGAATCTTGCTGACAGCCTTGACGATGAAACACGTATGCAGAAAATATGCGAGGTGCTTGATATTGATTATGCAGAGGTTAAGGACAAAATGCCGAAAAGTGCTGATAATCTTCTGAAATCAGCGGAAGTGATTCTGAATGAATAAGTTTGAAAGAGAAGTTGCACGCTCTCAGCTGATGAGTGAACGTGAAGCACTGGAGCAGCTGGAAAAGATTTACAAACAGGCGGCTGATGAAATATGCCGAAAGCTTGAGATTTCAAACGGAAAAATCAGTATTTTACTTAATGAAATTGAAAATGCCGATGAAAAAACGCTGTCAATTCTGCAGTCGCAGATATATCAGCGGAATTTCCAGCAGAACATAAAAAAACAGCTTGATTTTCTGCTTAAAGACCTTAATGATAACCAGTATGCAGGCATATCCGAGTATATTAAAAACAGCTACGACAACGGCTTTATCGGTACGCTGTATAACTTCAATATGAGCGGCGTTCCCATTAACATTCCCATAGACACCACCCTTGTTGTGAGGGCAATTTACATTGACAGCAAGCTTAGCAAACGGCTTTATGATGAGCTTGGGGATGATGTGGAGACTTTAAAAAGGAAAGTTTCCGCAACAGTTTCAAGGGGTATTGCTTCAAATATGCATTACAACGATATTGCACGTAATATCGCAAATAACAGTAAGACAGGCTTGAACAATGCCATGCGAATTGTAAGAACCGAGGGCAACAGGGTTTACAATGCCGCAAATCTCGACTGCGGAAAAGCGGCAAAGGAAAAGGGCGTTGATGATGTGAAGCAGTGGGACAGCACTCTTGACGGCAGTACACGACAGCACCACCGACAGCTTGACGGACAGGTCAGGGAGCTTGAGGAAGATTTTGAAGTGGGCAGCATAAAAGCACCTGCACCCCTTCACTTCGGTATACCGGGAGAGGATATAAACTGCCGCTGTATATGTCTTGTAAAGCCACGGTGGGATGTGGATTCTGCCTTTACCAAAATCGATAATCAGACAGGTCAGCTCCTTGAATTTCAAGGGGTTGAGGACTTTGAGGATTTTAAGAGGCGATATTGGAAATCTGTTGACAAATCGCAGAAAAGTGGTATAATAAATACAGGAGCAATAAGTGGAGCATTAAATCCATATAGTGAAGCTGCTGAAAAGCATGCGACACAATATTATGAAGCTGTGCGACATATGAAAACAGATGTTAAACACATTTCTAAAAATACTGGATTTAAAGAAGATGATGTTTATAAAATTAAAGAACACATTTTCTTGAAAAAACACGATTTAGGTGGAAATGAGCCAGAGTATTTTTACCCAAGCTATGAAATGGCTCAATCATGGCAAAGATTGATTGATGGTAAAAATATAGAAAAACATGATATTACATTGTTGCAACATGAAATAATGGAACGTAATCTTATGGAGCAAGGATACTCGCAATTTGAAGCACATAACATTACCGAGAAAAAATATAATTATGGTAAGGAGGCTAAAGAATATTATGCTGAAATTGATAAACATAGTAAAAAATGAAAACAATATTGAAGCTGATTACATTCCTGAACAGAGTAATCAAAAAGGACATGTGATTTTAAATTCTTTAACTCGAGAAGGTAATGGAGATATTATTGATTCGTACGGCACAATGTATTTAAGTATGGCTTTAAGTGGATTACGACGGATATTAAATGAAATCAGCGACAATAAAATAACCGAAATACCAACAGAAAAAATGGTTGTATGGTATTAAAATAATAATTAAACCGCCCACAGTGGCGGTTTTCTTATGCCTAATTTTAAATAACATCTCAAAAACACCCCGATTTTGAGAAGTCCACAACAGAATAAACTTGCAACATCTCAATTATGAGGTGTTTTTTTATTTATCAAAATATCGAAAGGAGAACCCTATGAAAACATCAGAAAACAAGTCAAACGAGCGTGAACGCTTTATCAAATCCGTTGAAGCCGAAACGCCTGACAAGGAAAGAATTATCGCCATGTATG